CCCATAGAGGTTGCGAGCTTTTCCATGCTACCCATCGAAGCACCGATGGATGCTGCATAGACGTTGGTAACTCTCTCTGCCTCACTCGCCTCCAAGCCGAATTGGTTTAAAGCCGAAATAACTGTGTCGGTGGTAAATGCAAGGTCGCTCTGTGTTGCCGATGCAAGGTTCAGCGTTGCCTCGATGGAGCTTGCCATCTGGTCAGCCTTATAACCCGCCGATGCCATATAGTAAAGAGCATCCGCCGCCTCCGATGCAGAGAATACGGTCTTTGCACCCATTTCTCTTGCAAGGTCGGTCATCTGTTGTAGTTCTTCACCCGTAGCACCCGCAACCGAAGCGGCATTCGCCATAGATTGCTCAAAATCCTGTGATGTTTTTACAACCGCAGTACCGAGCGCTACCAAGGGAACAGTGATACCCGCCGTTAGCGTTGTTCCTGCTTTGGTAAGGCTCGATGCCACTTTTTTGATTTGTTTTTGCGCGGTTTGTAGTCCTTTTGATAGCGAGGATATATCCGCCGCAATCTTGACTACCAAGTTTCTGATTACCGCCAAGTATCCTCACCTCCTATTTAATGATTACGCCTTTTTCCGCTGCCATTGCTTTGAGAATCGCATCACTTGCCGAGTTTTTCGCCTTTTTCGGCTTTTTACGCACGTTTTTAAGAATGCGCTCAAGGCTTGGAAGTTTACGTTGCCGTGCAAGCGCCTCCGTGTGCCACGCAAGTGATAGGAGATTTTCAAACTCGCAGTATTGCGCCTCTCTGCGTTGTTTTGCGAGTAAAGTAATCTCATAAGGCGTATATTCTGTCACCGCTATTGGGTCAAGCCCAAGGTAAATGACCGCCTTATCGCAAAACTCGGAAAGGTCAAAGGCGGTCTCATTTATTCCCCCTGTTTAGCCTTTGTTTTGCCAAAAGCCTCGGTGAGCGCCTTGCCGACCTTGTCTGCAACCTCGTTGATTGAGGAATACTCATCAATAAGGTCACCCACGCTCTCGATAGTGAGGTCTTTATCTTCGTGGTAAAGACCCGCGTAAACGATAGCGAGAAGGTCTTTTACGCCTACGCTGTTAAGGTCAAGGGACATCAGGGACTTGCCCGTAATATCCTCAATTTTTGCAAGTGCGTTCATACCATAACGCAGGGTTCTCGGTTTATCGAGGTTATAAGTAATACCTTTCTTCATCAGTTGCTACCTCCGCTACTCGAACCGCCCGTTTCAAAAGAAAGAGCGCCCGTACCTGTGAACTCAATGCTGATAGAAACAACGTCGTCCACGGGGTCTTCGATGGAAAGGCTCGAAATATAAGCCTCGCCCGTGTAATAATTCGTGGCATCCACATAGAGTTTTACCTTGACGATTGTGCCGTTAAGGAAAGCATCCTGCAGAGCCTTCTGTCCCGCCGTGTCGGTAGGGACGTTATAGTCACCTTCAGAGCTTGCCGTCCACTCTTTTAAGCCTGTGATGTAATTTTTCCAATCATCACCAAGAGCCGTGGTTTCGAGGGTTTCAAGGGAAAGCTCAAGTGACCAGTTCTTAATGCCGACCACCTTTTCGGTAGCCGATGCGCCAATGACAACCTTGCCGTTTTTACCTGCAACTGCCATAATTGTATCCTCCTATTTTTCGTTGAAATGAAACTCGAACTCGATACTCGACATATGCTCCTCCATATTGAATTTGAGGGAGGTATTGCCGTTGTAGTCGTAGTCCGCTTTTATAAAAACGGCTTCTATATGCAAACCGCACATATCACCGTAATAATCCTGAAAGGTAGCCTTTACCAATCGGGAAAGTTCACGTGCTTTCTTAAAGGTTCTATCGTGGCACACGAACTGAATGGTCTGCCTTACAAACCCCGTGTCCCCTTGGAGCGCTGAATCGTAATTGCTTATGATAGGGCTATATACGATTGAGGGCAAGGGAGCGTTTTCGGGAAGGACGCTCGGATAGACCCTATCCTTAATAAGCGCCACGATTTTCTTGTTGGATAGTAATTTTTCATATACCGCTTGACAGATATCTTTCATATTTTTCTACCCACCGCCCTTGAGATTTCTCGCACGATTTCTTCGTTGATTTGGTTTATATTTTTATCCACAGCGTTGCGTAAAAAGGGATTTGCGGGTCTGCCTCTTGCGCCAAGTTCAACGTGCGTTCCGTATTTCAGGCTTTTATCGTAATCGACCTTAACAGTAGCTTTTGTAGCCGTAGCCTTATCTTTTTCAAGACGGAGGCTCTGTTTTAATGCGCCCGTATCCTCGGGGCAATTACGCCGTGCATCTTCAAGTGCGATTTGCCCGCCTGCTTCAGCACCCTTCATCAGAACAGATGATGCAGCATCCTCCATCGATTTCAGTTCCTTCGCAAGGGCACTCGCTCCTTCCACCGCCACTTTCACCTTTTTCTGCTTCGCACTGTAGCCCATCCGATACCATCTCCTTTGCCGTGATTATCGTCCACCTATGCGAGGTGGTAAAATCCCCAACCGCTATAATTTCGTAGGTTTTATCTGCGTATTTTAAGCGGTGCATAACATCGATTTTAGGGTTGTACCGCAAAGTGATTTTCGTTATATGCTCGGCTTGTACTTGCTGCGCCTGCATAAACTCCGTACCACTACTTGGCTCGATTTTTGCCCATAAACGGCATACGTCGACCCACTCTCCGTCCTCACCGCCGTAAGCATCACGCTCCACAACGAATTTCATAAGCGTAATGCGCCGATTCAGTTCGCCAATCGTCATTAGAACCTCTCCTTGCGATACGCAAAAAGCATACGTCTTACAAGGTCAAGGGTCGTAGCAATATCCACGCCTTCCTTGGTCTTGCTTATTTGCCTCTCTTCGTATAGCGTGCCTACAAGTATCAGCATTGCCTGATATACAGTTTCGGGGATTTTGTCGAAATCTGTCAGTTTTTTACGCATAACCTCTTCCACAAGTTCTTTTGCGGTAATGATTAAGGAGGACACAAGCGTATCCTCCTCATCTCCGTCTATGCGTAAAAAATCCTTGGTTTCCTTAAGGTCAAGCATTTCTCTTTGCAAGAGTTACGAAAGGCGAAACGCTTGCAGAACCCTTGTAAGGCGCGAGAGGCTTATTCCAAATAGGCTTACCATCAACACGATAAATGAAACGGAATACCGACTCATCGTAAAGGAAACGAACGTGGATAGACGATGCCGCCTTCACGCCGCCCTTGTCGATAAGAAGGTACTGACCGACGTCGGCAAGAATGATATCACCGACATCACCCGCCGCAGAACACTGCTCAAGCGGAACAACGGGCCTGCCGAAGAGAGTGCCGTAAGGCTTTTCGGAAAGACCGCCTGCGGGGATATACACGGGCTTATCTCCAACCTTGAGGGTGTAAAGATAAGGCTCAAGTTCCTGATTGATGTACCATACCGCATTGCCACGGGAACGGCTCCAGAGTCTGTTCCACATCTTGATGAGGTTCTCAACGGTGATGATGTCCGTCTGGTCTTTCTCGGTGGCAACGGTTACGGCTGCGCCACTGTTAAGGATACCGAGAGGTTCACCTTCACCCGTACCCGCAAGGATGGCATCGTCAATCTTGAAACCGAACTCCTCGGCAAATGCCTGACGGATAACCGCTTCAAGTGCCGCCGCATCCTGCAAGAGTTCATCGGTTGCGTAGCAAAGACCCGTGAGCTTTTTAAGGGAAAGCTCCATCTGTCTGAACTTGGGCTTGGAAGCGGTAAGTTCATCAGCCTCACCCTCCCAATAAGTCTGCACACCACCCCAACGAGAGCCGTTAGCACGGGACTCTTCGTCAACGGCATTGATTTTAAGGCCGTTTGCGTTGGTGCTGATAGGGATTTTCTTAACCTTGGATGCAAGGATACCCGTTTCATAGGTACGCTTTAAAAGCTCGGTTACGAAATCCTGCTGAACAAGGAAACCGCCGTCAGAGGGCGTGGTCTCGTTAAGCCCCATAGCCGCACGGGTGGAAAGTCTTTCGTCAACGTGACCGCCGGGCATTGCCGCACGATACGCTGCAAGCAACTGCTCACCGAAGGACGTAAAACGCTTTTCCTCGGTTTTAGAGGGAGTAGCCTTTACCTCGGGAGTTTCAACGCTTCTTTCCTCGGGTTCGATAGCGAGGAGTTTTTCAGCGCGGTTGATGGACTCGTCCCAAGAACGAATTTCATTTTCGTACTTGTCGATTTCCTTCTGCTCGTCCTCGGTAAGGAATCTGTCCTCCGCCTCGGACTTGGAGAGAACCGCCATTGCCTTGAGGCGGGCATCCTCTCTCTTGGCTCTCATTTCGAGAATTTTCTTCATTGTCATAGTTAATGACCTCCATTAAATATTTTTAAATTTTGTTTTTAAGGCGTTGATTTTTGCCTTGTTTTTTGCGTTGCGGGCAGCGTTTTCGTGTTCCTCTGCCACTTTGCGTTGTTCTTCTTTGTATCCGTTGTACGATTGCATCGCACGAACACCGACATCGGTTTGCGTATACGCAGGGAAAGTAACAGGGCTGACGTCAAAAAGGCGCACCTTTTTAAGGTCACGGGTGTCCATACCGCCTTCCGATGCCCAACTGTCCTTTTCCACGATAAAACCGATAGACATTTGTGAGATGTCCCCACGGCGGATACTTGTTACGATATCCCTTGCCCAACTGGTGTCGGGAGGGTTGATGCGAACACGGAGTCCCACGTCGTCTTCGGCAAGCTCAAGCGTACCCGCTTTATTTCTGCCAAGGACGTAGTTGGGGTCGTGATTGAAAAGCGCACGGATATCGTCCTGCATAATGCTTTCTGCAAATGCGCCACGGCTCACTCTTTCCTTGAACGGGAAGATACCACCGAGGGTTTCGCTCCAAAGGTCGAATACCGCTGCGTGTCCTTCAATAACACCGCCGCCCTCATCATTCACTCGAAGTTCCGTCATTGGGAGCATTCTCAGTTCCTTCTGATTCTTCATGGCTACCTCCTATTTTTTTATCATCCGTCTTTGCAGACGTCATATTGCCGTTAACGAGATAATCGTCACCACCCTTATCCGCAGGGATAAGCTCCATATCCTCAAGAGTGCGGATATCGTTGATGGACATCCATCCGTTCTGCCTTGCAATGGCATAGCCTTCCATACGGCTTTTGTAATCACCGCGCAAAAGACCATCGACGTTGAATTTTGCAAAATATAAAAGCCGTTCACTTTCATCAAGCAACGACCTCGCTATTTCTTGTTCCCAACGCACTATCCACGGGCGGATGGTATGCTGAACGAACTCTATGGATTGATGTTCAATATTGGAAAAAGTCGCTCTCTCAAGGTCACCTACAAGGTGGGGAGGCACTCGGAAAATACGGCAAATTTCGTTGACTTGGTATTTGCGGGTTTCAAGGAACTGTGCGTCCTCGGGCGCAATACCGATGGTATGGTATTTCATACCTTCTTCCAATACGGCAACCTTATGACTATTGCGTGAGCCT